GGAACTTCGCGGCCAAGTCCGCGTATTTGGGGATGACATTATTATCCCCTCATACGGGTACGCGCGATTAGTTCGCGTCATGGACTTACTACAGTTGAAAGTTAGCGTAACAAAAAGTTACGTCAACGGTCACTTTCGTGAGTCCTGCGGTTCTGATGGCTACATGGGTTACGATGTAACCCCTGTAAAACCTAAGAAACTAATCGCGGACAGTCCGGCTTCGTGCCAGGCTCTCGTTGACACATCCAATAATCTCTTTAATAAAGGACTATGGAATGCATCAGAAAGCCTCAGAACCCTACTTCCTGCACGTTTACAACGTGGAATCAGGATTGTGGGTAAGCACGAAGCTGGCTTTGCCGGTCTCACCTCATTCAGTGGAAGCGATGAATCTCATCTTATTCAGAGATGGAATTCGCGCCTACATAGGAACGAGGTCCGAGTTTGGAATCTTTCTATCCAGACTCGACAACGAGACAGGCAAGGGTTTGCGGCCTTGCTGGATTTCTTTACCAGCTCACACAGTCATGAGCAAACTCGGACTGTGTCGATCTACCGCGAACCCCGAAAATCCATCATTGGATTTTCATGGGAGCCCCTCAACACGAGTGCTCGCGTGGCTGATTTGGTACTTAGACAAGGAAAGCGAACCTCAACTCGAACGAGAAATCGATCGAGTCGAAAATGAGATTCGCAACCAAGGTTACTTTATCCTCTCTTCTGAGATGGTAAAGCCTTTGGGTCTACGTCATAGTACTTTAATCAACGCATCTGAGTACTCGGATGCGATCTCTCACATTGCTATGGCCGAGATGGTCGATTGCGATTGCGAAGATTGTGTTGCTGACCGAGAGAGAGAGCTATCAGCTCCCTCGCCTCAGTTGGCTCACAAGCCAGCTGTTGCAATTGACTAAATCGGGCCCATATCAGTGTGGGTCTTAACTATGGAGAATACCATGGCTAAGAAGATACAAACTGTTCCTCAGGAGATTGGTGCGACCCAGGTAGCAGAGATGCTAGCTGGATATGCATCAAAATTTGACGGTAATGGTCTGTCTGTCTGGATGTGCAATGCTTATATGTACTCTAATAAGTACAAGCTATTGCCTTCTGGAAAGAAAGCTATTACCGCCTTCATGAGTGAACAGTACTAT